CCCCGACAACAAATCCGACAAATCTAAGGGAGGAAACAAGACCATGAAGCACAATGTGTTCGACACCGAAGACACTCAGGACACCGTTCTGAGCCACTCCGACTGCGCTGACATTCTTGCTCTGGCCAAGAGCAGCAGCGTGGGCAGCCTTCGGACTGCTCTGAAGATCTACGCTGATCAGAACGAACTCAAGCACGGCATCGACAACATCGAGAGCCTGTTCCCCGACTACAAGGATCTGCGCCCCGGCGCTCCTGAGCGGGTCGCTCGTGACCAGGGCTGGGTGAGCGTTGTCATGCGCAAGGTTCACAAGAGCCCCATCAGCCGCATCCGCACCCGCCAGACGGACACCCGCAAGGACAGTATCCGGGCCCACGGCTATCAGAAGGGCAAGCGTAAGCAGCTCTCCGGCAACATGAACATCATCACCCGGACCACCGATCCCCAGACCGTGTACCGCACCGATGCCCTGCACCGGGACGACATCATCGACATCACCGATTTCGATGTGGTGGAGTACCAGTACGCCGTTATGCGGGAGAACATCAATGAAGATGTCGCTACCGCCATCATGGTGGGCGATGGCCGTGAGCCGGATGATGAGATGAAGATTTCCGAGGATCACATCCGCTCCATTTGGAACGACAACGACCTCTACACCATCCACTACGACGTGGACATCGAGGCCGCCAAGGCCGAGCTCCAGGGCAGCAAGACCAGCATGAGCTTCGGCGAGAACTATATCTATGCTGAGGCAGTCATCGCCGCCGCCCTCTATGCCCGTGAGAAGTACAAGGGCACCGGCACCCCCGATTTCTTCTGCACGCCCCATATGGTCAACGTGATGCTGCTGGCCCGGGACATGAACGGCCGCCGCATTTACACCTCCAAGGCCGACCTGGCCGCCGCCCTGAATGTGGGCGAGCTCTACACTGCCGAGCAGTTTGAGGGTCTGGTGCGCATGGATGACGAGGGCCACAAGCACAAGCTGCTGGGCATCTTCGTCAACCTGACCGACTACACCGTGGGCTCCACCAAGGGCGGCGAGATCACCCGGTTCGACCAGTTCGACATCGACTTCAACCAGCAGAAGTACCTGATTGAGACCCGGCTGTCCGGTGCTCTGACCCGCGTCTACTCCGCCATCGCTCTGGAGGAGCCCGTGGCTGCCTTCGCCTCCGGCGGTACTGGCGGCGATGGCGGCGGGGCCGGCACTCCCTGAGGAGAAGATTCAAAATGGCGAAATTTTATGGATCGGTAGGCTATGCTGAGACCATTCAGACCGCGCCTGGCGTGCATGAGGAGCAGATCGTTGAGTATCCGTACTACGGCGATTTGACCCGGAATGCACGCCAGCTTCAGTCTGGGGAGTCGTTCAACGATGACATCAATGTCGCGAACGAGATCAGCATAGTCGCCGATCCGTTCGCCAGGGAGAATTTCCACAAAATGCGGTATGTGACGTTCATGGGGGCGAAGTGGAAAATTTCAAGGGTCGAGGTGGGCTATCCGCGGCTGATCCTGACCATCGGAGGGCTGTACCATGAATAGGCGTTATGAGCTCCAGGCGGTTCTGGAGGGCATTCTCGGCTCCGGGAATGTGTATTTCCAGCCGCCGGAGAACCTGAAGGTGCGGTATGACTGCATCGTCTATGAGCGGAGCGAAATCGAAACTGTCCACGCGGACAACGCCCCTTATCGCCTGCTGGACCACTACCAGGTGACAGTCATCTACAAGAACCCGGACAGCGACCTCCCTCACCGCCTCGCCATGCTGCCCATGTGCACCCATGACCGCCATTTTACAGCGGACAACCTGAACCACGATATTTTCAACCTGTACTATTAAAGGAGGAAATCCGAAATGAGTAGAATCGTATGGGACAAGACCGGTGAGCGTTTTTACGAAACCGGTGTTGATCGCGCTGTCCTTTACCCCATCAGCTCCGCCGGCCTTTACAACAAGGGCGTGCCCTGGAACGGCATCACCGGCATCACCGAGAGCCCTTCCGGCGCGGAGCCCAACAACCTCTATGCCGACAACATCAAGTACCTGGTGCTGGTGGGCGCTGAGGACTTCGGCCTGACCGTCGAGTGCTACACCTACCCCGACGAGTGGGAGGAGTGCGACGGCTCCGCCGAGATCGCCCCCGGTGTGGTCGCCGGCCAGCAGAACCGCAAGGTCTTCGGCCTGAGCTACCGCACCAAGCTGGGCAACGATGTGGACGGTCAGGACCACGGCTACAAGCTGCACCTGGTCTACGGCGGCCTGGCCTCTCCCTCTGAGCGGGGCTATCAGACCGTCAACGACTCCCCCGAGCCCATCAACCCCAGCTGGGAGATCACCACCACTCCCGTGGACGTTCCCGGCTACAAGCCCACTGCCCGCCTGATCATCACCTCCACCAAGGTCGATCCCGCCAAGCTGAAGGCCCTGGAGGACATCCTGTACGGCACCGAGGATCAGGACGCCCGCCTGCCTCTGCCTGAGGAGGTCATTCAGCTGCTCAAGCCTTCCGTGGCTGTGACCGCCTCTCCTGAGAGTGCCGACGCCACCCTGTTCGGCAAGAAGGTGTCCGACCTTCAGACCAATGTCGCGGTGGGCGCGGACAGCATCGCCGGTACGCTGAAGAACGTGACCGGCTACACCGAGTTCAGCAGCAAGCCCGCCGAGCAGTCCGGCCATTACCTGGCCCTGAAGTTCGACGTGACTCCGACTGACGCCGTCACCACCGTGGAGCTGGTGGGCGGCACCAAGGGCCCCGTGACCCTGGACGCCGACAAGAATATCGTCCTGCTGATCAAGAACAACACCCAGAGCGTCAAGGTGACCTCCACCAAGGACGGTTCCTCCGTCACCAAGACCTACGCGCTGACCAACCTGACCCTGGAATCCTAACCACCCCAACCCAAAAGCGGGGCTCTCTTCACCGAGGGCTCCGCTTTCTTTTTATTTTTGAAAGGAGAAAACTGCAATGCTGAAGAAAACCATGACTTACGAGGACTACAACGGTGTTCCCCGCACCGAGGACTTTTACTTCAATCTGACCCCCGCTGAGGTGACGGAGATGGAGCTTTCCGTGGATGGCGGTCTGGTGGAGATGATCAACCGCGTGGTCGCGGCCCAGGACGGAAAGCAGATCATCAACGTGTTCAAGGACATCATCCTGCGGGCCTATGGCGAAAAGTCCCCCGACGGCAAGCGTTTCGTCAAGAATCAGGAGATCCGGGACGCCTTCGCCCAGACCAACGCGTACAGCGACCTGTTCATGGAGCTGGCCACCGACGCCAAAGCCGCGGCCGCATTCGTCAACGGCGTCATCCAGCAGCCGAAGAAGGCCCCCGCGCC